CATTGAAATTCGCCCAACTAATTGCTGTATGCGACCAATTATCCGAAAAATGATCTGCTAGTGCTTGAGTTGGTGTCGCCATATCTACCTATCTTCTGATACCTTTAATAGTTCTTTCGTTCGTTAGACGTCGATCTGAAGGTCTGTTTCTGCTAATCCAGAGCAACTACTCTTACTTCTGCCCTATTTAGTGCATTTTGCACAAATCCTTTAGATTGTTTACTTGCTCCTTCTTCCAACTCTCCTATGTAACCTAAATTATTTGCAATGAAGACTGACCTTCCAGCAAGTGGTCTTTTAGTTTTAGATTCTGCTTGCCTACGTTGATTTGATCCTTTACCTTTTTCTAATCTTAAGACTTCACCAGTTGGTGCAGAACCGATTGCTAGTTGCCAGTTTCCTCTTGCACGACCTGTATCAACAGGCGTTCCCATAATGACATCTTTATAGATACCAAGAGTTACTGACCTGAATACTCTATCCAAATCCTTCCTGTCTACTTTGCCTTTCATCTTTATGCTCATCTGCATTGGCAATCCCACATAATCTCATCACTCCCAAGAACAACCCTGCTAATAGACAATACCCTATGAGTGCGACTGCCAAGAGTAATTGAATCACCAACCGCATCTTCGATATCAACATCGGTAACAGGTTTAACCAGAACTTTTCTGTCCATATTGAGAATTGCTCCACCTGAAGCCAGTATTTCACTTGTCGTATAATCCTGTTCAATAGCATTTATTGTTACGTTAGTTTCTGTCTGTGACATTGCGCCTGTCAGTGGTGTGTATGTTCCTGCTGTCCTCTTTACCCAAGTTGCACTTTGAGAAAGAGTTAAACCAGAGACAAGCGTGTTATCAAATGTCTTACTGATTAGATTTGATGCAACAGTATTTAATCCCATTTATCTATCCAGATATTTTGTAGATCGCCACGGAGACATTAATGCGTAAACAGACGCAATATTTCCTCCTTGAATCCTTTCAAGTGCAGAAGCATCGTTTTTTCTTTGATAATTAACTGATACTGTTCCAGACAACGCACCAACTGAGGATTCAGTGCGCACTTCAATATCGCCTGTTGTACTGTCTTGCTTAGATTGCAGTAATACAACAAGCTCTATCTGAGCTTCTTTAACATTTCTGTGGATTTCGTCCGAAGGATAATCGGTAGACTCGTCAATATCTCTTGGGAAAGCTAACCGCTGAGTATCTTCAGTTACACCGCCACCCCATTGTTGTAAACGATCCAACGAACGGCAGGCTTCTCGTAACCACTTCTCTTTTACAGCATCGGAAAAGGCAGACCAAGTTGCACTAAACCATTGCCGATCCGCAAGTAAGGAATCGGCTTCGGCTAAAGATGCGTAACTGTCGCTGGTCGTTCCCGAAATGGTAGTGACCAACGCCATCTATTCCTCCTTTTCTTCGGTTTCTTCCGGAGTGTCTTTGCTTTTCTTATTAGACTTCTTTACTTTTTTTTCTGCTATTTCTTCAGCAGGTTCGGTAAAACTCGCTCTACTCATATATCACCTTTATGCGAAAGGTAAAGGTAGCCACATTAATGACTACCCTTACTAAGTTGTAGATTTAGACTCCTGCAATTAGACAAACCATCTTAATATTCTGGTTGTCCCAAACTTGAGTCCAATCGGCACCTGCTCCAACCTCACCATCAGTAGGTGAAGCACCAGCTACAGCGCCAGCGAATTTCAACCCTCGAGGGTGAAGAATGAAATGCTGACGATTAATGAGGATGTCCTCACCTTTCAAGGTGTCTCTATCAACTTCTGTCGCATTGTCGATGCTACCAACACCATAAGCAAATGCACCATTACCGAAAAGATAACTTCTATATTCGGTAGTTGCACCTGAACCTGAAGTAGCGCAACTATCGTCTACAATCAGTCTCTTGCCTAAGTATGTTGAGAACATGATATTATTATCTGCATCACGAGTATAATCAATCAACGATGCTTTCTGTAAAGCTGCATACGTTGCAGAATGAACAATCATTGTCGTGAGAGAGCTTGAGTTATCACCAAGCAAAGCCATAGTATCAACTACCATTGAACTGGTGATATCTGTTGACCCTTGGTCACTTACATGAGTTGACCAAATTGATCCAGCACTGTCATGAAACAAAGCACCCATGATATTCATAAGAGTAGTTTGAACTGACCTTGCCCAATAACCAGCTACCATGTCACCAATGGATCTCATGATGTCTTCACCAGCTACGGCAGAAGCCAAATCAGTTGCACCCCATGCTTTACCACGCATGAATTTAACTGCGGTTTCTTGCTCTGCTGTAATGTTATTGATCGTTAATGCTGTTCCATCTGCGAGTACTTCTGCATCACCAGATAGATCATTGAAGTAAGGCATCTCAAAGAGCTTACCTTTTGCCCCTGCCATTTCATCGAATGCAGGTGTTCTCTGGGCTATGCCAGAACTGAGGATATTTGAGAGAGTAGTGCTTCTTTCAACCACATAAGGGCTGAAAATCTTAGGTACTACGATGTTTGCTATTGCTGTTGCGGCCATTATTATGCTCCAAGCTAATGTTTAAGAAAACCCCAATGGTTCTCTTACAGTTGCGCTCGTAGCCTCCGGCCACTTTACAGAATATTCACACCGTAAATCTCTGTTGCATTAATTAATTACGTTTACTCAATTCAATCCATAGAATTAAATCATTGAAGTAGTTACAAAGCTACTCCTGCTTCAGTTGCCAATCGCTCCGCAAGGGCTGGATTATCCTTTAGTATCTCACCTTGCTTTGTCATATTGAAATTACCTGAAGCCCATGGATTGTCTGTCTTTGTACTGCGCCCCGATCCGTTAGCACCGCCTCCCGACGAGGATGCAAATAAATGTGGGGCAGTTTGGATTAGTTCCAAAGCCCACTCTTTTGGACTCAAATATTGAGTTCCATTCTCAGAATATCTTGCTTTCCCTGTTTCGTCAACGCAAAATAAATTCCCTTTGTCGTCAATGTTCCAAGATGTCTTTGCTCTTGCTAGAATGTCAGCAATAGCAGAGGATTGCGGAGTACCTGCTTCATTAACTGCCGTCTGTATTGCAGATGTTACACGATACGTTTCAAGTTCCTCTTTATACCTTGAAGCAGTGTTTTCCTGTTCGGTTGCGTGACTCTGTAGAGCATCTATCTTCCCTGTTAGTTCAAGTTCTTTCTTTTTAAACAGTTCATCAAACTGTCCTTGATCCATTAGTTCTTTATCTTCAAGACCAGAAATCTTTTTTAATGCGTCCTTTGCTTTTGTTGGATCTATACCGTTAAACGTATCTAAACTCTGAGACATCTGCTCAACTTGTTTTTTCAGTTCTATATTTGAGTTCCTGAATTCATCAAGTTTTGCTTTCTCTGTCATACCTTCTACTGCAAGATGAAACTTACCATCTTTTTCAACGTAGAATTCATTTAGTCCTTCTGGTATTTCTTCGCTTGTTTCGTGTACTGATTTAAGTGCCATATTAGCTTCCTTTTCTTTTAAGTTCTTCAAGTGTCAATGGATCACCACGACGATTAGTAAAATCTTTGAGCTTTAGCCTTCCTTTTCTAAATAACTCACCTTTTGCTTTTCCACCTACAATTCGATCCTGCCTAGATGCCGATTGTTTCTTCAACCATGAATCCATACTCTGAGTTGCTTTCTGAGGGCCAGAAACAGATGCCCTTATTGCTGGTGGTATTTTTAAACCTTTCTGCTTTGCTAATTCATCTAATTTATCTAATTCACTTATTACTGGAACATGAGTTGAACGGCAACCCCAATGCCTTGGAGTAGGTAAATATGCTTTGCCATGTCCTCCGATTGGTTTATGTCCGTCTGCTGTCCAGCGTAAACCATCATAAGATGCACAGAGAGTAGTAGTTCTGCTATCAAGAGTGGCTACTGACTCAACTGCATTAATTACATCTAAATTTGCAATATAAGTATCATCTCGCACTTTTGACGAAACATTATGAACAGCAGTTCTAATTAGACTTTCTGCTTCCCTATCTGACATTGATATCCAACCACCTTTTCTTTCATACCTTCTACGTGTTTTATCACCAACTACATATTGCTCAAATTGCCCTGTTCGTTTACCAAGCAATCTATCTTTCATATCTTCAATGCTCTCGCCTTCAGAGAACCCAAGCTGAATACCTTTGACAATCCTGTTCTTTGTATTATCTTCTAAACGATCCCACCAATCAGAAGCAACCGCACCTCTAATCAGAGTATCATCAACGATTGCTCTTAACTGTGCTGGTGTCATTCCTGTAGTAAGAACTTTAACCTGCACAGCATCATTCATAATATCAACAGTCTTCTTTTCTTCTACTGGTGCAAAGTCAATCAACTGTGAACGCATATCTGCTTTTGCAGAACTTACAGATTCAGATATTATATTCTCAATCTGTCTTTTCAATTCATTGAGCCTTGCACTATCGTCTGTCCTTATTGTTGTTTCTGAAAGCAACTTGTTTATATCATCTGCCATCTCACGCAAGAATCCAATTGACCTTCGTTTCATATTTTCTTCGAAACGATTTAAGTCAACAGCATGAGAATAAATCCCATCTTCCAGCTTATCTATAACAGAGGCCATTAGACACCTTGATTAGAAAGTAATGCAGATTCTTCCTCAAATGTCCATGCTTCAGGATACACTTCCATTTTCTGCCTTATCTGGAATGCAGACTGTTTGGATATTAAACCTAACATTTCTGCTTCATTAACTGCTTTCAGTTCTTCAGGACTCCAACGATCATCTAAGTAATCACGATTAAGTAAGAAAGATATTTCACTTGGAACATTCAACCAGACAGCAGACATTTGAAGTAACTGCTTTATCCCTGTTTCAACTGTTGTAACTATAGTGTCGAGAGTTGAGTTTTCACTTGCAGAACGTAACCTTGCAGTTTCAGCAGTTTCAACTTGCTTCCTGTGCCGTTGCACTAATTGACCACCTATTGTTGCCATCATCTGCATTTTCTCTAGCATTGCAGATTCCATTGCGGAAGCAGACGACCCAGAGAACTCTAGTATGCCGTATTTAGCATTTGGGTTTCTAGAGTGCCAGCGAACATCTGGGCCGACTGCTAGATTTGATGGATCATTAGCTTCGTCCTCATCCATTCCTGCTGTGAAGAAAGTCGCTGCGACTCCGACACGGTGAAGTAGTTGTTCATAATCTGCAGAGTTTCGATAATGAGCAACATTAAGATTAGCAAGATCCAGTAGTGGAGGCTTTGCTGTATTAACAGAAACAGAATCCGAATTAATAAACTGAAACGGAATATCTGTCATTGAAAGACCTGCATTCTTCGGCTCAATCAATTCTGCTTCATAATAAGCACCGTTCTTATCCTGCCAGATTGCAACTTCATATTTACCGAATTCGTTAATGCGTAATTCTCTGTACCTTAACTTTGCTATTTGAACATCTTTACCTGCTTTATTTTCCTGAGTCACAACGTATGATTCTTGAAGTACAACTCTTACAAGACGTTCGTCTTTTGTTTCCCAATTAATGATGTCTTGTCCTTTATACATAACAACATAAGGCTCGCCACCATCCTCAAGACGATCAAGCAACATTCCTACTCTGCCTGTCGTAAGCACTTCTGTCAGAACACGCTTTGTCATTTCCGTTAGGTTAGATTGATCCCGCATTATTGTTTCTGTCCAATCCTGTAGCAATGGTGGAAAGTCAACCGTTGCTGGCAATCTCATAACCTGACCAACTCTGCCTGTCACTACTGTTGAAACAACACCAAAGAAAGTTGCCCTGCTAAGATAATCTGCATATCTTGCTTTTCCTTCGTTAGTATCATCGTGGCGATCCAGTTTAGGAAGGTAAGTATTCTGTTTTAACTTAATTGCATTTTCTCCTACATAGCAATCATTGCATAAATCCCATTCTGCTATTCTTAATTTATACTCGGGATGCTGTGCTTCAATATCTATCATATCGACCTTAATCTTTGAGTTTGAGTAACATTTCTTGTTTGCATAATCCTGTAACGACAAGCATCGGCAATATGATCCTCTGCTGTAGTGTCAAGATCATCCAGATCACGACTATCTCTCGGCAGACTTGGAACAGTACGAATGAAGTTTCTACAGGTTGAAAATATAAATAACCCTGCTTCTTCCATCCTTTCCTGTGATGATGCTTTAAATAATCGACGCATCTTTTCCCATCCTGCCTTGCGAGTATTATCTGCACGATCCCACCGCACCCCAACTCTCGCCATTTCATCAGCAATGCTAGTTCCATTCTGATGACTGAATATAGAAGGATCAGCAGACCCTGCCTTAATCCTTCGATTCATTTGCTTTTCTGTATCAAGTATTCCTCTTGCAATCTCTGAAGCAAGCATCTTTACACCCTCATTTGGATTGCCTGTACAACCATACCATTCTGCAATATGAAACAAGGTTCCTCTTGGATAAGTATATCCTGTTGCCTGAACTGGTGTTCCATCTGATTCAGCCCACCATTGAACTGAGAACGGTGCAGAACTCCCCCAATCGAATGACCTATCAATTCTCCATGATTGAGGAATCTCAAAAGGTTCTACAACATGAATATCCCTTCGCCAGACATCATCAAACATTCCTCCTGCAACAATATCCCAATCACCATGAAGCCATGCTCTTACTAACCACTCAGGGCCAGACTCTTTTAAGCGATCAATGTATGTTGGATCAGCTTTAAGTAATATCTTATTGTCATATACTTTTGCAGGAATATAGCAAAGAGTAGTTCCGTTTTCTGTTTTAATTAACGACCGAGCAGGTGCAGGGTCAATGTATCTTGCCTTAATCCAGTTATGACCGACACCTCCTGGATTCCCTGTTGAAACCATCCTTGACGGAATCCCATGCGGATTTCTTAAATTAGCTTTCAGCTTGTCAACTGTCGTTTGCTTAGGCCAGAGGTCTAACTGATCGAAACCCATCCATGTGTATTCGTGTCCTATGTAATGATTTGCTGAATCTTCATTACTTAAATATCGCATCTTTAAATTTGCACCTGAAGGGAATATCCACTTCCTTGCTTGAGCTCTCCAAGTTGCATTTAGGTATGGATATATCCTTTCAGCTTTTCCTTGTAAATCTTCCAACTCAGGATAAGAACGTCTAAACAGAATTCCATTAACATTTGCGCCAAACTCCATTGCGTGTTTTGCAAAGTCTAATAAGACTCCATGACTCTTACCGCCACCTCTTGCACCTCCATAGAATACTTCATCAGCAGGGCAAGCTAAGAAATCCGCTTGAGGGCCAGCTTGCGGAGCTATCCTGACTCTCTCTTTTCCCATTCTTCTTCTGATAAGGTTTCAACAGGAACAAAAGACACTTCAACATTACCGGAATGACTTAATGCTAGATTGTCTTTTTTACCCCATCTTTCGGGATATCGTCTTTCCATTAACCATGCTTTAGACTGCCAACTTTCATCTTGAGATATGTCACGCATCCACTTAGCTTCAGCAAGGTGTTCTGCTCTTTTTACTGCTTTTTCAAATTCCGCATATAATCCATCATTTGCAGTCTCACCTTTCTTTAACCATTCATAATACGCAGACTGAGAAATACCTAATGTACCACACGCAGTAACGACATAATTTCCTGCAGATAGAAGCATTTCAAACTTCTCTGTCAGTTCCTTTGTAAGTATTGTTTTTCTTCCTGCACTCATTGTTTAGACCCTTTTCATTTCTGCATCTGGATATTTTTGTAAAAACAACTTCAATGAACTTTCTAATGTTTCTGCACCTTCTTGCGGATGAGTTATTGTAAATTCTGATTGTGTCGTTTGTGTTAATTCGTCAGGACTGTAATCGGAATTAAATTCATCCCAATCTACGCCTGCAAGATTAATCATTTCTTCTAATTCGTCTGGATAATAAGGTAATCCTGTAATTAGGTCTTCATCAAATTCTGGTTTTAATTCTGCCAATAATTGAGCAAGAGTAATCTTTTCTGCATATCCTCTGGTTTCGTTTGCAATAATTGTTAATTTCTTTGCTTCTCCTTCAGAGAGTCCTTGAATAATATTAACCGGTATTTCTTTATAATCCAGCCTTTGACATGATGCTTGACGGTGAGCTCCATCTATAATCTGGTACTTACCTATTTCTTCAGGATGTGGCCGAACTGTTAAAGGATCAAGCATACCAAAAGTTGCTATTGATTCCGTTGTTGCTTCCTCTACTCGGGAAGTTTGGATATTCGGATTCCAAGGATTTGGGTATACATCTTCAATAGGTACTGTTCTAATATCTACTTTAATATTATTCATCAAATCTTATTCCTCTGCTCGCCCATAAGTTAGTATTTTCGGTTTCCAGTTTCTTGTATGTAGCAATAGCTTTAATACAGGCATGGGATACCGCCGAATACACTTCTTTGGAATTATTTTTTTTATTATATCTTGGCACTTTATTTAACCCTGCTTTCTTTGCTCCACCAAATCTAATAGGTTCTGTCCATGAAGAAGAATCACACGAATAAACAGGATATCTCTGCAAAACCCATTCTATAGTCACGCCCAATAAATGAATTTTAGGCATAATTCCTGTTGCTTTATAATGTTTCATAACATGATAAAAACAGTAATCGAACCAAGGTTTTACTTTATTTTTACCACCTCCGACCAGACCGCCTAGACAGATATAATTATTCCGTTTCAGCATCTCCAAAAAGATCTTTATATCTGCTCTGTAGGTAAAAACCGGAATTATTTTTAATCCTCTTGATGTTAAGTATTCAAAATTCTTATCACTTTGCTCTTGGTCTCCTATTGAATCTAGATTTATGAAATACAAGGAATTCAGTTTCCTTTCCCATTCCTTTTCATAATCCTTTACCCATTCGCCATACTTAATTACATCTATTTTTATATCATTATGAA